TTACGAATGAAGCACGGCACCCCTGACGAGTTCTCGGCGGCTGTGTGGAAGGCTTCCGGTGTTCTTGGACTAACGCCTATGGAGTCGATGAGGGCCATCAAGGCGTATAACGATGATTGGCGAAAGGCTGGTCTGATGGATAATCAAGGCGAGATGACGAAAAGAGAGAGCAAGTAAAAGGAGGACATTGGTAGTGAGCAACACGAATTTCGCAATCGTACAGGGAAACGTCACGAAAGAGCCCTACGTGAACACCCTTCAATCGGGTAGCGCGGTCATCAACTTCAGCGTAGCCGTCAAGGGTCAGTACAAGACGAAAGCTGGCGATGAAAAGGAAACGACCAGCTTCATCGAGTGCGTGAAGTGGACGAGCGACCCCGATAGCTATGCCGATGTCATCAAGAAGGGTTCTCCTGTCACGGTGATTGGATCGCTTGAACAGCAGTCATGGGATGACAAGAAAACGGGTGCCAAGCGATCTGTCACGCGTGTCAAGGCCGATAGCGTGGTGCCGATGCGCCACGTAAAGCCTGCCGTTCCTAGTTCGCCGGATGAGGCGAGAAACAAGAGTCCAGACCAGCCGGATCAACCAGCGACGGGACCGGGTGAAGAAGGTAGCGGATTGCCATTCTAGGAGGATTGAACGTGGAATGGATTTCGGCGTACCGCAATATCAAGGTGCTTCTGATCGTGATTCCGATGGCGTGTTTTATCCTGATTACCTTGCTTTGCATCGGATACATCGTAAGCGGTGCCGTTCAGGACAAGTGGCGCGAAATACTGAAAGGGTGGCGGGAATGAAAGTTGGAATCACTCGATATTACGACGATGACGGAAATCCGATATGTCATTTATACACGGAATCTGAAGTTCGCGGTGGCGATGTTTACGATGTAGAGGCGCACAAGGTTCTGAAATGGCGCAAGGCCCAGGCGGCTTACGAAGTGGCGCAAAAGGAAATGGCGGAAACGATTAACGGGGAGGGCGTGAAGTGAGCGAAGCTAATCTGTCGTTTGCGGCGTTTGTGACGATTGCGATATTCTGCATTGGACTGATCTTCTACGTGAAGCGATTGCAAGAACGGGCGAATGAGTGGTATGCTCTATTTCGTCATAGCGAAATCAGGGTCGGAAACCTAATCGAGCGCGTTAAGGACGTTGAGTTCAAGAAGGATGAAGTAATCGAGGAAATGCAGGCGCACGTCAGGGTTGCCAAGGAACAGGTTAAGGAACTGATTGCCAGCCTGAGAATGGAGATCAGCGCCCTGTCGATGGACCGCGCCATGCTCGTTGACCAGATAGACGACCTGCACGGTGGGAAGAGAATCGCCAAGCGGTTGCGGAAGGAGTACGGCATAGAGGCGGTCAAGAAGCAGGTGCCGGATGAGCCGATGTTGAATACGGAATGGCTCAAGGAAGGCGTGGAGGATCAGCCGTGAGCGACCACGCCTACGTCCGCACAACCAAGTCGCGCAACAAGGTGAACCAACGCCGTTACCGCCCGTTCACGCCAGCGGAGGGCCATGAGGTGACGAGTGACGGCAAGGCTTACGTGGTGGCACCTGACGGAGCGAGGGTGAGGGTTAAGAGAGCGGGGGAGAGATGAAGCATTGGACCCTTGATGAATACCTGTATGGACCCGTAGAGCCCGTTCCTGAGCCCGTCAAAAGAACGCCAGAAGAAGCGGCGGCATTGGTCAAGGCGTTTCAAAACATGGCGGCAATCCTAGAAGAGCAAGCCGTTCCAGAAAATGACAGGTGGATCTATGTTCCGGCATGGATGATCCGCTCATTGAAGAAAGACAAGCGTCGATGGCGCAGGCATCTCAGGGCGCACAATGCGTATAGGCGCAACCCGAAGCCGCGATACTACGGTGGGAATCAGCACGTAACCATGAGGACGCCATATTGAGAACCCCCGCCTACATCATCCGCTCGTTCACATTCTGGTTTCGATTCTTGCGCCCTGAATATCGCGGAATCGAGCTTGTTCTGACGGCGATATGGGGTGCGTTTGGTGGTCGGTGCTACGTGTATCCGTGGAGGATGCGTAGGAAGATGAAAAAGGAAAGATAATGAGTGCCTGGATCAGCACGGACGCCTCGCAGCCCAAGCGCGATACCTGCGTGGCCGTCTACGTGGTGCAGGGCGATGACGAGTATCCAACGTGCGGCTTCTTGCCAGAGGACGATGACGAGTGGGTGCTTGACTTCACCTTTGACAACGATGAGCCGTGTTACGTGACGCATTGGTATCCTTTGTCGGATACGGAGCCGGATTTTGGTGATTGCGGGGATGGTGATGAGAATGCGTGGGAGGGCAACGGTGGGCTTTATGCGCTGACTGACTTGGGGGATGAGCGGGGGAATTAGGAGGACGTATGGACGAGAAGGTGAGTGGGATTTATTGCTGGCTCAACACCGCGAATGGCAAGCGGTATGTGGGGCAGAGCGTTGATATTCGCAATAGAAGGAGCTGTCATCTATATGGACTAAGCTCCGGCAAAAGCCATTGCGTTCATCTTCAGTCAGCGTGGACGAAATACGGAAAAGATTCTTTTAAGTTTCAGGTTTGCGAAGAAGTTGGGGTTGATCTGTTGGATGAACGGGAAAGATTTTGGATTTCTTATTACCAGAGTAGCGACAGAAGGTTTGGGTACAATTCGGAAGGCGGCGGAAACGCGGGAAAGGTTAGGTCCGCTGAGACGCGGGCAAAAATGTCCGCCAAGATGAAGGGCAAGGTTATTCCGCAAGAAATGAGAGACCGCATATCCAAAACCCTATCTGGAAGAACCATCCCGCGAGATGTTGTTGAGAGAATGGCAAAGGCCAGAACAGGATTAAAGCGCAAGCCGTACTCGGAGCAGGCCATTAAAAACATGATCGCCGGTCATGCCAATAAAAAGTGGAGCGAAAAAGAACGCGCAGATAGGTTGGCAAAAAATGACGGCTGGTATTTCTCGAAAAAGCAGCGCGATCAAATAGCAGAAGCAGTTCGCAAAAGAGTTGTAACGGAAGAAACCAGAAAGAAGCGATCTATGAGCTTAAAAGGCAGACCCAAAAGCGAAGAGTGGAAGCGAAAGATTTCAGAGGGCCACCAGCGCAGGCAAGCCGGTATTGCAAAGGAACGCGAAGCGTGGAGGTCTTTTCAGGCGTCAATCATTGCGCGGTTTTCAAAAACAGCTTAGGATCAAAATGCAATCTACGCCCGTCACCTACAACGCCACCGATGAGGCTGAGTCGCTTTTGAAGTACGATGCGGAGCCGACTATTGCTCGTTTTCACATGAGCAATAAGTTGTTCCGATTAATTACCGGTCCGGTCGGATCGGGAAAGTCGTCCGGCTGCATCATCGAATCTTTTTTACGCGCCAGGGCGCAAAACGTCTGGAAGGGCGAGCGCCGATCCCGCTGTCTTGTGGTTAGAAGTACGTTCCCCGAATTGGAACATACCACGATCAAGACTTTTTTGAAATGGTTCCCTGAAAAGGATATGTGGAAGCGCGGGTATTCCATGAAGATGCTTTGGAGTAAGCCCTTCACGGCAATCCTTCGAGTTATGCTTCCCGATAACACCATTGTACATGCGGAATATATTTTTTACGCGCTAGATTCGCCGGAGGACTCGGAAAAGTTGAAGTCATTGGAAGTTTCGTGGGCGTATATAAATGAAATGCGCCAAATCGAGCAGAAAGTGTTTCAGACAATTCAGGAACGAACTTCGCGCTGGCCCCCATCCGATGAGGGCGGCTTGAATTGGTGGGGGGTTTTTGCAGACACGAATCCGTTCGACACGTCCCACTATCTCTACAAATTACTGATGATTGATAAACCGCCTGAGTATGAGTTGTTTCGTCAGCCGCCCGCGATTCTTGAAGTCAAGAATGCCGATGGCCGCGTTACTGGGTACGTGCCGAACATCGGACAAGATCCGAGGTTTTTACCTGCCGAGAATGTCAAGCACCAGAACAAGAAGGATCGCTACTGGATTGACTTGACTATCGGCGCGAATCGAGACTATATCAATTGCGAACTCATGGGTAACTTCGGGTCATCGGCAAGCGGAAAGGTAGTCTATCCCGAGTTCCGCACGGAAGATCATGTAGCCGAAAAAGAACTGGAACCCATGCGCGGACTTCCGCTGGTTATCGCTTTTGACTATGGGCTTTCACCTGCCTGCATCTTTACTCAAATGACTCCAAGGGGTGAATTGCTTGCAATAGACGAACTCGTATGCGGTTTAAGCGAAAAAGAAATTGAGAGCAAGACCGATAGACTACGCTACCACGGCGACACAGGCATCCGAAACTTTGCCAATAACGTCCTGAAGCCTTACCTGCTGAATCGCTATCACGATATTGAAATCATCTATACGGGCGATCCGATGGGTAGCCAGCGTAGCCCCACCGACGAGTCAACTGTCATTGAGGAACTGGCTCGATGTGGAATTAACGTAGGTCAGGCTAGGACAAACGTATTCCTGGCTCGCAAGGAGGCCGTGGAAGGGTTTATGATGCGCGTCAAGGGATTGAAGATATCTCCGCGCTGTTCCATGCTGATTGAAGGCTTTCAGAAGCAGTACAAGTACCGAAAGGTAAAGAAGCCTGACGGTGAAGGGTTTACAACGGAACCGGAGAAAAACATCTGGTCGCATATCCATGATGCATTTCAGTACGCCTGCCTATACATGGAAGATGGAGGGCGCGGAAACGGGTCTTTTATCGGAGGATGCTCCCGCACCACCCCCCGCCCCCTTGAACAATCCGGCTACAACGCTTACGTCTAGGAGGATTATGGAACCCACTTGGCAATCAGATGACGGGCGTATTCAGCTTTGGCATGGCGACGGTGTTTCCGTTTCAAAGGTGATTAAGGCCGATGCGTGTATTACCGATCCGCCATACGGAATGAACAACGATACCGACAACTCCCGATTCAGCGGTGGCAACACATCCCACGTGGCAAGGCGTGGCAACGGAGTTGGGACCAATGGTGGCAAGCCGATAGCGAATGACGATGCTCCTTTTGATCCATCCCCGTTTCTTGGATTCAAACACGTTGCGCTTTGGGGATCGCATCATTTTTCGCAAAGGCTTCCCGTTGGCACAACGCTCGTATGGATTAAAAAGCTAGACCCCGCATTTGGATCTTTCCTGTCAGATGCAGAGTTGGCATGGGTAAAGGGCGGGTGCGGCGTCTATTGCAGGCGCGACCTTTCAATGACTGCGGAAGCAAGAAATAGGCTTCATACCAATCAAAAGCCAATCGCCGTAATGGCTTGGTGCATGGACGTTGCCAAGGTGCCGCAGGACGCCGTTGTTTTCGATCCGTACATGGGAAGCGGAACGGTTGGCGTTGTGTGCATAAGGACCGGCAGGCGGTATATTGGAGTAGAAATTGATGCAGGCCATTTTGATACAGCCAAGCAACGCATAATCCGCGAATTGGCGCAACCCATGATTCCAGGCATGGAGCCGCAGGCCCACACGCAACCCGCATTACTCTAGGAGCCCCATGAACTCCACCCTCAACTGCATCGCCATCGTTATCATAGCCCTTGGCGTCATCGTGTTCCTGTGCGTATCAGCGGCCATCGCCATATGCCGTCCATTTGACCTAGGCGACCACGACGACGACCATCCTGACCACCATCACTAGACGCCATTCCAGGCCCACATACCACCCTTAGCACAAATTCCTACAAATAGTTCTTGACGTTTAGCGGTTCCATCGTCTATACGTGTTAGCAGCTACGCAAATTCCATCATTTGCAACTGCGAGAACACGAATAATGGCCGATTTCGGACTAATGAGCCCTGGAATGCCGACTTCCGGCTCTCAGCTTGGCCTGCGGACTCCCGATCAGGTCAGCGATGCCATTGACGCCGCCAAATCCGCTGATTCCGCGTCCAATTACGTGCAGAAGCCGCCGATGGACGCCCTTGCAAGCCATGTGATACGGGCTTTTGACGAGAATAAGCGGTTTCGGGCTGAATCCATTGACCGGCTCATGCTTGAGGACTTCCGGCAACTCAATGGCGAGTATGACCCTGAGAAAGAAGCGGATATCAAGCGTGGCGGTCAGCCTCTCATCTTCATTCCTGCTACCGGAGAGAAGGTCCGTGGAGCTCTGGCGTGGATCATGGACGTTATCAATTTTGATAATGGCAAGCCGTTCTCGCTGGACCCCTCGCCCATGCCCGACCTGTCGCCGGAGGATGAAGGGCGCATTCGGGAGCAGGCGCTCATCGACATTGACGCCTACCGTGAGGCTGGCAACCCGATCAGCGAGAGCGTGGCCTTCCAGTACGCCGCTTTGCTTCGTGACAGGGTGGACAACGCCCTGCTTGAGCTTGCAAGGGACCGCGCTAAGAAGATGGAATCCCGCCTTTACGACCAGATGGTAGAGGGCAACTGGCATCCGGCGTTCCGAGACTTCGCCTATAACCTCGTGTGGGCTCCTGCGGCGTTTATCAAGGGGCCGATCATGCGGCGGGTGAGCGTCCCGAAGTACGTGCAGGGGCCGTTTGGCTGGTATAACAAGAGCGAAAGCGTCATCAAGCCCACGTTTTCGACGCCTTCCCCCTTCGATATGTACCCCTCGCGTGAGGCGGTCGACATCGACGATGGTGAGCTTTGCGAGCGAATCAATCTGTCCCCCGCCGCCTTGCAGGGCTTCAAGGGCGTCCCAGGCTATCAGGATGCGGCGATTGACAAGATACTGTCCGCTGGCATCCCGTCAACCTATGTGGGCGATCCCGCCAACACGGATAGCGAGCGCAACCGCTTAGAGGGCAAGGGCTCGCTGATCGACAAGCGCGACTTCATGGATGGCGTGGAGTATTGGGGCTCGGTTAGCGGCAAGCTGCTCAAGGAGAAGGGCGTCACGGAGGATGCTACAGGGGCTCCGCTGGCCGACTTGGGGCAGTACGAGTCCAATGTCATTGTCGTGGGCGATCTTGTCATCTATGCGAACGTGAACCCTGAGATTAGTGGGAATCGGCCCTACGCTAAGGCGTGCTGGTTCAATAAGCCGGGATCGTTTTGGGGCTCTGGCGTCCCGCGTCTCATGCGTGAACTTCAGCAGGTGATGAACGCCATTGTGCGGAGCCTCTGCTACAACATGGGTCAGGCGGCTGGTTTCCAGACCATCATCAACGACATGAACCGAATCGCTCCCGGCGAGAAGGTCACGGAAGCCTTTGTCGGCAAGGTGTGGCAGTTCCTCAAGAGCACCTACGGAGGGAACGTCAGCGAGAAGCCGGTTGACTTCTGGCAACCCGCCATGATCGCCCCCGCCCTGCTTTCCACCTACGAGTTCTTTGAGCCCAAGTGCGACACCATTACCGGCGTCCCGCGCTACAGCATGGGGAACGACACGAACGGCAATAGCAGTCGCACCCTTGGCGGTCTGTCTATCCTGATGAGCAACGCGGCTCGCGGGATCAAGCTGGTCCTCGCTAATATCGACACGGATATCTACCGGCGCGTCGTGCAGAAGATGTTCGATAACGAGATGCTGTACGGCAAGGATGAGTCGATCAAGGGCGATGTGGTGATCCAGTGTTCCGGCGCTCTTTCGCAGATCGTGAATGAGCAGAACAGTCAGAAGCTCTTGGCGTTCTTGCAGGCGACGGCGAATCCGATTGATGCGGGTGCGGTGAGCCTCGTGGAGCGTGGCAACGTGCTTCGTGAGTTCGCCAAGTCCCTGAATCTCCCGAAGGATGCCGCCGTGAAGTCCTCGGATGCTATCAAGGCGGTTTTGGCGCAGCAGGAACAGGCCGCGCAAGCTGAACAAATGTCTCAACAGGCGGGCCAGGGTGGTCAGCCGCAACAGGTAGTCGGTGGTCAGTAACAAGCTAGGAGTACGAAGATGAAGAAGGTTATCGGTGTGCTGGTGGCGTTGACTGTGTGTGCGATGGCGGCTCAGGCGTGGGATCGGGCGACCTATAATGTGTCTGCCTTGGGCGTGGAGAATATCAGCAACCCTAGCGGATCGGCTATCGGGATTGCCGATAACATCGCCATGACCGGAGACCTGACTGTCACTGGAACGGTTACGGCGTCTACTATTGTCGGTAGCGCGACGAACATCGCGGCAGGAACGACTCTTGCGGCGGTCAATGGCGCGGCTGTCACCAACCTGAATGCGTCCAACATCGCCAGTGGAAATCTGGCGTTTAACCGCGTCACGAATGCGCTGGCTGGTGTTTCGGCGTTCACTGGCGTCATCACGAACGGCATTGGACTGGAATACACGAACCGCTTCTGCATTTATCAGGGGCTTATCACAAACGTCTATATCACTGGCCCGTAAGGAATCCAATGCCCTACATCGAACAACAGGAACGTCAGGAGCGTGCGGTCAATGCGGCGAATCGCCTTGGCACGTATGCCGACTTCCATGACTTGTGCGATATATGGGTTTCGGATCTGATCGACAAGCAAGCGGCTATGCTGACCTTGGATGCGCCAGAGATGTACAGGGCGCAGGGTGCGGCTACCGAGTTGAGACGGATTCTAGAGGGCATCTATGGTGCGCCGGTAGTTGCTCAGAAGTTGGCGATGATGACGGCGCAGACGGTGAAGCAGGGTAGAGAGATGTTCATTCAAGAGCCTGGTCGCATGAGCTATCAGGCTTAGAGAAGAGTTTGGCGCATACCGATTGAAGGAGCCTTTGTCGAGCCGTGAGCATACGCCGAGTGGCGGGCTTACGAGCGAAGCGGGCAGACCAGAGACGGAGCGCGATGGAGACACCAGATGGCGATTCCCGAACAGGTCAAAAGGCAGATGGAAGCAGACGAGAAGGCTCAGGCCGAGGAACTGGCGAGAGTGCAAGCGGAGGCTGATGGGGTTACGGCTCCTGAAACCACAACCGCTACGACACCCGCTAATCCGCCCGTAGTTGCCGACCCTCCACAGCCCCAAGGGCAGGATGGCGAAGTAGCGCGGTTGACGGCAGAGCTTGAGCGTATGCGGGTCGAGAAGGAAGCTGCGGACCAGCGTTGGCGCACGTCTCAGGGGATGCTGGCGAAACGAGAGAGCGACAAGGATGAAGCCTTGCGGCAGATGACGGAACGGTTGAACGCCCTTGAAAAGCGTAACGCCGAACCGCCCACGCCGAAAGAGCCCGCGAAGTTCAAGTACCTCACGCCGGAAGAGCGCGAGGCGATGAAGAACGGCGGTGACTCCGACCCTCTTGAGTTCCGTCAGTCCAAGGGTGAGATCGAAGCGGCCAAGGAAGAGTTGCTGGCCCGTATGGACGCGCAGAGACAGGAAGTACTGGCAGAGTTTGACCGCAAGACCGCAGAACAGGCGGCTGCACAGGCTCGTGAACAGCAGTCTAGCGCCTCCTGGTCTAAGTTCGTTTCCGAAGTGGAAAAGCTGGCCCCCGGTTTCACGGTGGCTAACGACACGGCAGGGAGCAACTGGACCAAGTTCCTTGACTCACCCGATCGTGATAGCGTGACTGGCGGCACCTACCGAGATAGCGCCTCCGCTCTCGTGCAGGCAGGCCGCGCCAAGGGAGTCGCTGAGTTGTTCAAGGCATATCAAGCCATTGATCCGAGTGGGTCGAGGGCTCGTCAGTTGGAAAGTCAGGTTCGTCCCGACACGAGCAATGCTACAGGTCGCCCTACCGCTACAACGGAAGATACGATCACGATGCAGATGTACGATCAGTTCTATAAGGATTTGCGGCAAGGTACGCTGCGCCCGAATCCCGATGGCACTAGGATGACGCCTGCTCAGGTAGCTGATACGCAAGGGAAACTTGATACGTGGTACTACAACGAGCAGTTGGCAGGTCGCCTCAAGGGGTAAGACCTCCGCTGTCTCAGGAGATCGGTCATGGGTAATGTGTATCCTGTAGCTCCCGGCGCGACCAGCATTGGCGCTTCCGGTTATATCCCGACGATGTACAGCGGCAAGCTGCTTGCCAACCTGTACGCCGCCACCTGTCTGTCGGAAATCAGCAATACCGACTACGTTGGCGACATCAAGAACAAGGGCGATTCCGTGGTCATTCGCGGCACGCCCACCATCACGGTCACGCATGACGTGGCGGATATGGCTAACCTGAACTTCGAGACGCCCTATGTGGCCTCGCAGACCCTTAACATCAACCTGTCCGAAAGCTGGTCCTTCAAGACTGGCCTCGTGCAGCGCACGCAGACCGACATCAAGAACTCCACCGAGCGTTGGATGGCCGATGCGACCAAGCAGGTGAAGATCGCCCTCGATACCCGCTCCTTTGCCTACATAGTTGGCGAAGTGGCGGAGGCGAACGGTGGCGCGTCCTCGGGTGCTGCTTCCGGTGACATCGAGCTTGGCACGGCGCTTGGTACGGCGGTCAGCATCAGCAAGACCGATGTGGTCGAGCGGTTCGCGGACATGGAGCAGGTTCTCGACGAGCAGAACGTGGACCCCGAAGGTCGTTGGGCGATTATCCCGGCTTGGCTTGCCAACCGGATTCGCATTTCCGATCTGAAGGATGCCGCGATGACCGGCGACGGCCAGAGCATTCTGCGGGCTCCTAATGGGCGGCTTGGTATGCTGTGCGGCTTCACGCTGTATCAGTCGAACCTCCTGCCTACGGCGCTCGATGGCGCTACCGCTACCTGCACGTACATCCCGTTCGGCAACAAGTCGGCGTTGACTTTCGCTGGACAGATCACGAGCAACGAGAGCGACAAAGACCCCTACAGCCACAACACCCTGCTCCACAAGGGGCTGTTCGTGTATGGCCGTAAGGTCGTGAAGCCGGAAGCTATCGGCGTCATGCTGGCGAAAAAGGCGTAAGTAACAATCGGCTGGCCCCGCTAAAAACGGCGGGGTCGGCCACTATCAAAGGATACGACAATGGCTGCTACTGCTGCTGGATACGTTGCTGATCTGCTCGCCGTTACGCAGGCCGGGTTTGCCCCTGGTCTCAAGATCGGCGTCATCGAAAACCGCGTCACGATTCCCGACGCGGCCACCACGAACACCCGTATTGCGGTGTTCACCATTGCCAAGCAGTCTCTCGTCATGGGCGGCTACGTTCGCCCTCAGACGGCTGCTGGCGCTGGAACGGCGTCTATCGGTCTGGTCACGAGCGAAGATGGCTCCGCGACGACTCTGGCCGGTGAGATGTCGATTGCCGGGACCGCGAAAGTTGCCGTCACCACGGCGATTGCCTCGTGGGTGCTCGTCCCCGCCAATTCCCAGGTTGTGCTTGAAATCTCTGGTGCCGTCACCACGGGTTGCGAGTGCGATGTCGGGCTGGTGATCGTGGACGTGAACGGTTAAGCAAGTCTGGATACGTTGGCTCGCCCTAGAGACGCCTGATAGAACGACTAGGGCGGGCCTTTTCTCACAAGCAAGAGGGAGTGATTTATGGAACAGAGATGGTTGAGGAAATACGATAGCGAGGCTGGCCGATACACGAATCGGACTATGCCATACAATGAGGAACTGGCTCGTTGTGGCGATTGGAAGTCCATCGACGCATCCGAAAAGGTGAAGTGTGACGTGGCGCTTGCGGCTGAGAAGAAAGCCGCCGTCATCGCTCGCGCCCAGCAGCGAGAAATCGTCAAGGCTCCTATTGCTACGGCAATCGACAAGGCTACCGTGCCTCCTGTCGATCTGAAGCCGCCTGCTCCCGTTGACGAGCCTGACGAGCCGCTGAAGATGGATTTGGATGATCTCGATGCGCTTGACCTTGCTGGACTGAAGGCTGTCATCGACACGGAAGAGTTGGACGTGAAAAAGACGTTCAAGGCCGATACGATGCGGCAGATGATCCGCGAGGCTCGCAAGGCAAAGCCGGTTGTCGAAGAGACTCCTAAAGCCGAGGGCTAAGTCATGGCAAACCCGAAAGTGGCGGATGTCATCAAGCAGGCGCAGTTGTACGTCAAGGACGTGAATGGCGAGAAGTACGACGCGCCTACCGTGCTTGGCTACCTGAACACGGCCATTGGCCTCCTGTTTGCGCGGCATCCGTCCGCTTTCTATGTCACGTCCATTATCACGGAAGCACCGGAAGCCGTGGAGATGGGCGGCGAGATTGCGGTTAGTCCTGACAGCGCGGAGGCTCTGGCGCATTACGTGGCGTCTCAATGCCTCTACGAGAGCGCGGATGACGAGTTCAACGCACGGCTGGCTAAGTCTCACTTGGATCTGTTCGCTTCATTGTCGGCTTAACGGGGGATCACGGTTATGGCAGGCGGCATTACAGCTTTATCGGAACTCCTGAATCGGCTGACACCTGAATTGCCCGGTTGCCCTACCGTGCTGATTACGCAGAACATTCAGGACGTGCTCCGCGACTTCTGCACTCAGACGGAATGCTGGCTGATCGAGTTGACGCAGAACCTCGTCGCTGGCACTGTCGCATACACCTTGGCCCCTACACAGCCTGACGCGGATATCCGGCGCATCGTGAGTGTGACGATTGAGGATAATAGCATCCCGCTTGACCCTGAGCTTTACGAGTTCAACGGCGTGGCTACTTTGACCCTTTCCGATGACGTGAAGCCGGTGTCCAGCATGACGGGCGGACTCGTGACGCAGGTGATTCTTGTGCCTAAGATGAACGTGTCCACATGGGATTCAGGGCTGATGAATCGGTGGGCTGATGCTCTTATCAATGGCGTGAAGGCGCGGCTCATGGATAACGACAAGGAGGGGTGGGGAAATCCTCGTCGGGCGCAGAGGGCTGGCATGGATTACGAAACCTTGAAGGCTCAGGCGAAGATTGAGACGTATCGCCGCTTCAAGACTGGCTCCCTCATTATGACGGCAAGGAGTTGGCTGTAATGACTACACGATACATTTCACTCTTTAGGCATTTCTGTATAGTAGCGGTCACGCTTCTTTGCGGTGCGGCATTCGGTCAGTCCATCATCCCCGTAGAGGCATGGACGGTGGACCAGGCATCGGCGCAGACCAAAAGCAAGAGCATCTACCTGACTCGCGGGGAATCGCGCTACATTCAGCCGTCTATCACCTATGAAGGGCCGTGGGTGTTTCCCTCCAATGCGGCGGTGGTGATGCGCTACAGGTCTAGCGGCATGACGAATACCTACTACACGGCAACGGGAAGCGTGTTTAATGCCACTGGCGGCGTCTTGCGTGTGACGTGGACTCCCGCGAATGAGGCATCTGCATCGGCGTACAGCTTTGAGATTGAGGCGGCTACTGGCACTACGGCGGCTATCAGCGTGTCGGGCTCCATCTTCTTGCGGAACTCCCTGATGACGCTTTCCAGCCTCACGAATCCCGCGTACACGTCCTACTTTGACTGGAATTACATTACGAGCGTGAACGCTACGAATGGACCGTGGATAGCGTTTGTAGGACTGGACTCGGTGGCTAGGACGGCGGCGAGCAACGCACAGTCATCGGCTAATA